CACAGATAGGGGCCGCCTTGTTTCAATAAGGACCCTGGTTTGTATTTGCTATATGTGGTATGGTTTTTGTGGGGTTTGGATAGGCCCTAGCAGTCCCATTTACGCAGTGCTAGTGTTTTGCGTGTGGGTTTTCCGTTTGGTTTGGTTGCTGGTCCTGGCATTCCGCCCATGCGTGCGCAGAATGATTTTCTGCGTGCAGCTGATTTGGGGGATTTGGAGGCTTGTTTGGCTGAGACGGGTGGCTTTAGTGTGCCTCCTGTTTGGGCTTTGTAGGATGCTCGTCCTTTAGCGTTTAATCCGCCTGCTGGGTTTTTGCCTTCGGATCGTGTCCAGGCTGCGGTTTTGGGTGCGGCTTTCTTTTTGGCGGGTGCCTTCTTAAATGCCATGTTGTTCTCCTAGTATTTCTATAGATGTGATCCATCCCAAAGGGACGTGGTTAATATCTCCTACACATTCAGGGGTGGGTAGTTCAGCTTCAAACAAAGTACCAACCAGTGTTATGTATCCAGGCTGGCAATCTTTCCAGTATCGTCCTAGGGTTGTGGCTGTGGATTCTTTGGGTTCATAGTCGTTGGTGTCATGCCAACCTGAAGATGGGCTGTAAGCATCTTTCCATTTAATTCGCAGTTCAGTCCACTCAGGGATCTGTTGTATCTGCAATATATGATCCATGGTTCCTCTTCCAGTACGGGGCTACGCTTATGCTCGCCCCGATGTATTTGCTAACGGGTACAACCACCCTTAGGTGGTTTTCTTGTTTCCCCCCCTATAGTCCCCCCCATCGTAACCTGAGAACCATTCTCACTTTTAGGTTACGATTATGACGTATTAGGTATGAGAGAAGAACTAATTCTTACGCCTATACAGCAGAGATATCTTGACTGGTTATGTACGCCTCCGATGGAGCGTGTCCCTAATTCTAAGATGCGTATGGCTGTTGAATTGGATGTTGATGTTAAGACGTTGCGACGTTGGGAGAAGAAACCTTCGTTTCGTGAGCAGTGGCAAACCCGTGTTGATGACATCCAGGGCTCTCCTGAGCGCACACAGGGTGTTCTGGACGTTCTGTATGCTAAAGCTATTGAGGGTGATACTAAGTCGGCTCAGCTTTATTTGCAGGCTACTAATCGTATGGCTCCGCCTACAATTGAGATGCGTAGTGACCGCAAGACGTCTGAGTTGTCGGATGCTGAGTTGGACGAGTTAATTGCTGCTATGGCATCTAGGGAGAAGGAGTCTCGTACTCTTCGTGTTGTGTAATGGATTTGGAGGAGTGCGATCGCTGTGGCGAGGAGTACCCTGCGAGCTGGGTTGGTTGCCCATATTGTGATAGTGGCGAGAAGCCACATTTCAAACTTGATAAGGATGACTTTTGGAATTAAATGAATTATTGCAGGAACGTGAGTGGCGTTTATGCAAAGGACCTGATGATGCGTCTGATTCGGATTTGGCTGATGCTTTTGAGCATTTCTGTTCTACGTATTGGTTCATTAGGCACCCTGAGCGTGGGCGTATTTTGTTTGAGATGCGTGAGGCACAGACAGAGACTGTTTACGCTTGGATAGCCAACCGTAACAGTATCGTGTTAAAAGCCCGTCAGATTGGATTTTCTACTTTGGCTGCGGCTTTTGCTTTCTGGGAGGTTTTCTTTTGGCCTGATCGTTTTGAGGTTATGCTTAGCCGTACGGAACGTGAGGCTGCTAAGTTGCTTCAGAAATCTAAGTATGGTTACAAGATGTTGCCTGATTGGATTAAACAAAGGGGTCCTGGTTTGGCTTCTGAGAATCAACTGAAAATGGTGTTTGCTAATGAGTCTGCTCTTGAATCTCTTCCTAGTGGTAATGACCCTGCTCGTGGTGAATCCGTGTATCGTGTCTTTATTGATGAGATGGCCTTTCTTCCTAACTCTGAGGAAGCCTGGGCGTCTATTGAACCTATTGCCGATGTGGGTGGTCGTATCGTTTGTTTATCCACCGCTAAGGGTGAGGGCAACATATTTCATCGCCTTTGGGTTGGGTCCCAAAATGGAACGAATGATTTTAAGGGTATTTTCTTTCCGTGGTCGGCGGGCGATCGTGATGCGTCATGGTACGAGGTAAAGAAGGCGCAACTGCCTGATTGGCAGCTTGCACAGGAATACCCTAGCGACCCTGATGAGGCTTTTGTGCGTTCTGGGCGTCCTGTATTTGATTTGGATGTTTTGCGGGCTTTGGAACTTGTTGAACCTGACCGTGGGCATCTGTATTTGGATAATCATCTTGAGTTTAGGCGTGATGGTGGTCCTTTGTCTGTGTGGGCTCCCCCAGAAGCTGACGGGGTGTATTGTATAGGCGCTGACGTTGCTGAGGGTTTATCCTATGGTGACTATAGTGTTGCTCATGTTATTAACGCCAACAACGGTAACGTTGTGGCGATGTGGCATGGACATGTAGACCCTGACTTGTTTGGTTCTGATGTTCTTATGGATTTGGGTGACTGGTATAATGGCGCTTTGATTGGTGTTGAAAACAACAACCATGGTTTGACTACACTAAAGGCATTGCAGCGTACTGGTTATAGAAACATATACAGACAGAGGCGTCTTGCTAGTCGTAATCCTCAGATTACTGAAATTCTTGGTTGGCGTACCACGTCTGCTTCTAAACCTTTGGCTATTGACGAGTTATCTAAGGCGTTGCGTGATGGTGAGCTTGGGTTGTCTTGTGCTAGGACCGTGGCTGAGTTACGTACGTTTATTCGTGAGGATAACGGCAAGATGCATGGTTCTCCTCATGATGACCGTGTTATGTCTTTGGCTATTACTAATCAAATGTTGAAACATGTTTGGCTTCCTGAGTATGCTCCTAGTTTGGCTCCTGCCCCTTACACTATGGATTGGTTTGCTGAACGTATCCCTAAGGAAAAGAAAGAAAAGTTGGTCATTGGTTCTTTCAACACCAGAAAGTAACGACTATCAGCTATAGTATGGCTTCTTTTCTATGTGATCAATGTTTAACTGCGTTTGTAGAGGACTCTTTGCCTCGTCGTGGTTCTGTTTGTTTTAAATGCCACTTAAAGGGTATCCGTATTGGTTTTACTCAAGGTAAAGAAGAGTTTAAAGGTCCTACGATTGGCGAACGCCAACGTAAGACTGTTGCGGATGCAGCAGCCAAAGGTATTGTTGCTGAACCTGTCGGACAGCGGTGGGTGTAGATTGCCATGGAGTCTTGGATTGTTCCTATTTTGGTCGCTATCATTGGTGGTCCAATAATGGTTCTGATGCAGGTTCTCAGAAAAGAAAATACAACTCAACATGCTGAAGGGCGTGAACTACTTCGGGAAGTTATTTCCAAGGTAGATAATGTAGGTACTAAGATTGACAACCATATTGGTTGGCATGATGGAAAGAAGGATTCATGAAACAACCAACACCCCCCAAAAAAACTGCAGCTAAGAAACCTGCAGTAAAAGAATCTGCAGAACAAAAATATCGCAAGGAACTAAAAGTTAAAGACGTTGCTGCTGGTAAAGCTGGTGCAAATATGAGCAGTTCCCAAAAAACCGCAGCAAACGTTGCTGCCCAAAGAAAACAAGACGCTGCAAAACAAGCATACTTGGCAGAGAAAGCGAAAAAGAAATGAAAATTACCCAAGAACAAAAATGCGCATTCGCATCATACATTCGTGCCTCACTAGCCACAGTTCTCGCTGTTGTATTAGCTGGAGAGACATCACCCAAATCTCTGGGGAGTGCTGCTATTGCAGCATTTCTACCACCAATCGTTCGCTGGCTAAACCCAGGGGACACGGCGTTCGGAAGGACAAAATAACATGCCTACAGTAGGAAAAAAGAAGTTCCCTTATACAGCAGCTGGAATGAAAGACGCAAAAGTGGCAGCTAAGAAGTCTGGCAAGAAGATGGTTTCTGCCCCTAAAAAGAAGAAGTAATGGCTCCAAGACCCAATAAAGATGTTCTTGCTGACTACCGCAAGAAAATAGACCACTCACGCAAATGGCGTAAGGAAGAAAAATACGACAAGCTTTGGCGACGAATGATTGACCTATACAAGGGCAAGCAGTTCGGTGAAATGAGCAACGAAGATAGGATGCTTATCAATGTTTCTTTTTCTACTATTAATGTTATTGGGCCCAGTGTTGCTGTCAATCACCCCAAAATTACTGTTGGAGCACGAAAGTCTGAGGACGGCGATAAAGCAATTATCACTGAAGCTATTGTTAATTACTGGTGGCGTCATTTTGATTGTCAGAAACAGCTTCGTCGTGCTGTTGACGATTATCTCATTATTGGTCACGCATGGCTTAAAGTGGGTTACCGCTTTGTTGAAGAAGAAAAACTAAAGAAAATAACCACAGACGAAAACGCTGAAGTATCAGATCCTGAACAGGGTATGTCTATGGAAACAGAAATGGTCGTTATTGAGGACCGTCCTTTTGTTGAACGTGTTTCACCTTTTGATATTCTAATTGATCCAGACGCTACATGTGTTGAAGATATGAAATGGATAGCACAAAGCACACGTCGCCCAATGCTTGAAGTACGCAACGACCCACGTTACAACTCTAAGTCCCGCAAAGACGCACAAGCTAGCCATTATTCTAAATGGTCTGCTGAAGATGGTAAACCACGCCAGTCACGTCAAGAAAGCGATGCTTACGTTGACGTATGGGAATTCTATGATGTCAAACGACAGACCATGGCTGTATTTTGTGACGGTGGAGATGCATTCCTAATCAACCCACAGAAGATGCCATACGCTTTTGGTCATCCTTTTGTGATGATGCGCAACTATGACATCCCAGAACACTTCTACCCTATGGGCGAACTTGAAGCCATTGAACCTTTACAGTACGAATTAAATGCTACACGCTCACAGATGATGAACCATCGTAAGCGTTTCTCACGCAAGTGGCTATACAAAGAATCAGCATTTGACCAGGATGGTCGTTCAGGACTTGAATCTGATGAAGATAACGTTATGGTCCCTGTTGTATCTGATGAACCTCTAAGTGCTGTTGTAATGAACATGCCTGCCGTGGTTAACCCACCAGATATGTACAATGTGTCCAGCATGATTCTGAGTGATATTGACCGTATTTCTGGTGTTGCTGAGTTTATGCGGGGAGGCTCATCTGAGATTAGCCGTACCGCTACAGAGTCAGCTATGATGCAGGACGCTATGAATGCTCGCACATCAGACAAGCTTGCAGAAGTTGAAAGAGTTATCGCTGGATGTGCTAAGCGTCTTATTGGACTTGCTCAACAGTATTTAACTGGCGACCATGTTGCTCGTGTTGTTGGTTCTAGTGCTATGCCTATTTGGGTTAATTTTGACCGTGACTACATCCTTGGGGAGTTTGATTTTGAAGTTGAAGCTGGGTCTACACAACCCGTTAATGAATCTTTCCGTCGCCAAATGGCACTACAAATGGTTGATGCTATGGCGCCGTTTGTTGGCGCAGGTGTTGTGGACATGGCGGCGTTAGCTCGCCACGTCCTGCAGTTTGGTTTTGGTGTTAAATCCCCTGAAGCGTTTATGGCTCCACCACCACAGCCTGGTGCTGTTGGTCCTGATGGTCAGCCAGTTCCTGGTGCTCCGCCACCAGAACCTGGTCCTCCACCACCTATGCCTGGTATGATTCCAGGTCAAGATCAGGTTGCTACTGGCGGTATGCCACAACCAAGTTCTATTCCACCACAAGTGTTAAGCGCAATTGCTGCACAAACTGGTGGTTTACCAAACACACAAATGTAACAAAAAACTACTACTATAGAGCAACCCTAGGGACTCTGGAGAAAATATGGAAACTGAAAATTTTGATTCAGAAATTGTTGACCCCGTTGAATACGACGGACAAGTTGATGGTGGAGATGAAGTTGCGGAACCTACAGAATACGAATATCTTGATACTGACCAGTATGCTGACAAATATGTTAGAGTAACTGTTGATGGTGAAGAGGTTGAAGTACCTTTTGGTGAAGCTGTTTCGGGTTATCAACGTCAAGCGGATTATACTCGCAAGACACAACAATTAGCTGAAGAGCGTAGAAGCGTTCAATTTGCATCGGCAATCCAACAAGCGTTGGACAATGACCCGAATGCAACTATTGATCTATTGAAGAACCATTATGGTTTGAATGAAATGAATTCTTTTGAAGAGGATGACATTTTTGCAGATCCAATGGAGAAACAATATCGTCAACTTGATAGTCGTCTAAAGTCCTTTGAGGACCAGCAGGCGTTTAACGAGTTGGAACGTAATCTTAATAATCTACAGCAGAAATACGGTGAGGATTTCGATGCTAACGAAGTTGTTGCCCAGGCTTTAGCCGTGGGTTCTACAGATTTGGAAGCAGTGTATAAGCAGTCAGCTTTTGACCGCATGTACTCTCGGGAACAAGCATCACGGCAGATACAAGCTAACAAAGCTAAGCAAGAACAAGGAATTGTTCAAGCCAAGCGTTCTAGTGGTATTGTTGCTGGTGGTTCTAGTGCCCAAGGAAACTCAGTGGATTCACAACCTATATCATCTCTAAGAGATGCCTTTACAGCGGCTAAACAGCAGCTTGGCATTTCGTAGAAACTTTTCCTAGGAGGAACTACTATGGCAGTTAATGCTAACTTTGACGCACTGTTGTCAACAACACTTGCAAACTACCGTGACAAGCTCACGGACAACGTGTTCACAGCACGTCCACTTACTTATTGGCTTATGGACAAGGGCCGTATCCGCACCGAATCGGGCGGTACGAAAATTGTTGAGCAGCTCATCTACGGCAAGAACACCACTGTTGGACCATACGCTGGTTACGACACTATTTCTTTGACCGCTCAAGACGGCATCTCAGCTGCTGAATACGATTGGAAGCAGTACGCTGCTTCAATCTCAATCAGTGGTATTGAAGAAGCTAAGAACAATGGCGAAGCAGCTATCATTAACTTGCTTGAAGCTAAAATCATGCAGGCTGAAGAGTCAATGCGTGAAGGTTTCAACGCTATGTTCTTTGGTAACGGTACAGACACTCTTGGTGCAGCTGGTGCTGACTCAGGTAAGTCCTGGAACGGTCTCGGCAACCTTGTTGAGTCTGGTAACACCGTTGGTGGTATTAACTCAGCTACTGCTGGTAACGAGTTCTGGCGTTCATACGAGCAGAACACTGCTGAAGCTTTGTCGCTTGCAAACATGACCACTGCTTATAACAGTGCTTCTGTTGGTAGTGACCATCCTGACGTTGTTCTTACTACTCAAACATTGTTTGAAAAGTACGAATCATTGTTGACGCCTAACCTTCGTTATGCTGATACAAAGACTGCAGATGCTGGATTCCAGAACCTTCTGTTCAAGGCTACACCAATCATGTACGATACAGCTTGTACCGCAGGTGTTGTGTACTTCTTGAACTCTAAGTACCTCAAACTTGTTGGTCACACCGACAAGTGGTTCTCACAGACTGAATTCGTTCGTCCTGAGAACATGGATGCTCGCTATGCGCTCATCATGTGCTATGGTAACCTTATCTGCTCAAACCGAGCAAAGCAAGGCAAGCTGACTGCAAAGACAGCCTAGTTACTAGTTGCGGATTGGGTGGGCTTCCTTCGGGTTGCCCACCCTTTTGCATACAAGTAACAAATCCTCTAGGGTATGACCTTTAAAACTGTTAACGCCCTATATGGTACCCCTGTAAATGGTAGCCTTCCTGTAAACCAGTCTGCTACTTCTAAGTTGCAGGTTGGTGGATTACCTTATGTTGGTCGTCAGCGCTGTATTGCGAATGATGACACCTGTGAGGGCCCTAAGGCTAAGGGCACTGAATATTGTATTGGGCATTTGCGTGCTAACACCAAGAAAGATGTTGAATGAGTACTACTGCTGAACTTAAAGATTTTGTTTATGAAATTTTGGATCTTGATGCTGCTGATTTGCCAACTGCTTTGGTGTATCAGTATTTGAAAGATGGGTTCCAGCGTGTAATCAATCTTGAACGCCGTTGGCCGTTTCTTGAAACAACTTACGCTTTAAACACTGTAGCTGGACAGCGTGACTACGCTATCTCCGCTATTGGTGCTGGAGCAATGCGTGAAATAGTATCCATCGTAGACACCACAACCAGCGGAAATAGATTGTCTGTAATTTCTTTGGATGAAGCAGAAAATGTTTGGCATGGCTCATTTGACACACCTAGTCGCCCTTTGTTTTTTGCCGAGTGGAGCGAAACAATAAAACTATATCCTAAACCAGATACTGCGTATGCGCTGATCGTTCGTGGATATCGCAAACCTAGTTATTCTCCTTTTGTCACAACAACCTTAGAGGTTGATTGTGATGAGCGCTTGCATCTTGCTATTGCTTACTATGCTATCTCTCAGGCTTACAAGCGTCAGGAAGATAACGAAATGGCTAGCATATACAAGCAGTCGTTTGAGGAGGCTGTTTCGCTTGCCCGTAAGGATATGATGCGTGCTTCTGGTCATCGTCCTATGATTATGTCTAGGGGTAATGCACGTCCGTCTGAGCATTACTGGTTGCAGTCTCTTGGTAGAACGCTGGGTCAATAATGGCTACTAATCTCAGGGTTCTTAGACAAGATGATTTTACTGGTGGTTTAAATCTTCGTGCCGACCAGTTTCAACTGGCTCCTAACGAGTCGCCTAAAATGCTTAACGTGGAGATTGATCCTCGTGGTGGTGTTTTTAGTCGTGGCGCTATGCGTCGTACAAATACTACTGCTATTACTCCCACTAACTGGAACCCTACCAGCTTGTATTCGTTTTTTGCTTCTACACATAGACTCATGCTATCTACTGGGTATTCTGGTTCTGGTGGTGGCGGTGTTAATGGTGATGTTTTCTGGTCTACTGATTGTTCTTCTTATGCTAGTTTAAGCATTCCTGTTACTACCCCTTTTGGTGCTTCTTTTGCTTCCTGGGGTGAAGATCTTTATATTGCCACTGGTTCTGGCAGTGTTGCTTACAAATGGGATGGTACTACTAAGACTGCTTTAACTTCTTCTGGTCCAACATTTCAAAACTCTTACACTTCGCCAACACTACCTGCTGTGTTTTTCCCTAGATGTAAACATGTAGTTACACATGCTGGTAAAATTTTTGCTGCTAATACTACAGAAAATGGTGTTGACTATCCCAATCGTGTTCGTTGGTCTCATCCCAACCTTCCTGGTAACTGGGCTGCTGACGACTATATTGACATCAATACTGGTTCTGTAGGTATTACAGCTTTGGCTGTTTTTTCTGGTCACATTGTTGTATTTAAAGAAGATGCTGTGTTTGCTATTTTTGGTTACGATTCAGACACTTTTCAAGTTGTTGAGATTTCTCGTTCTGTTGGTGCTGTAAGTCCTGGTTCTGTTGCAACCACAGAATCTGGTGTTTATTTTTATTCACATCCAGATGGTTTAATGTTGTATAACGGTAATGCAATTATAGATTTGTTTCAACCTTTACGACCTGCTATTGCTGATGGGCATGTAAACTCTTCTGCTACTCAAGCAATTAATGTTAATTACATTAATCGTCGTGTTTGGGTTTCTGTGCCATATAGCGAAACAACTAGCGAAACCAAACCTACTGTTTCTTTTGTGTATGACAATACTGTTAATAAATCTGGTGCTTGGCTTATGTTTTCTACTTACGATGGTTGCGGTATTTCTGCGGGTTTAACGTTTACACAAACAGATGGTACAACCAAACATGTTGTTGCGCACCCTACGCACGCATACACTTTAGAGGTCGACAACTATGTCGATTCTACGGATAATGTAACTGGTGTTGATAACCAGTTCACCAGTCGTTACCGCACTCGCTGGTTTGACGCTGGTTCTTATTCGTCTAACAAAATGTTTAGACGCCCAGCTATAGTTGTTAAACAAACATCGCTGGCTTCACAATTAAATGTTGTTGTTTACGGCAATTATGAAGAAGCAGAAAATGGCGAAATGAAACAATACGTTGTTGAAATTCCAGCATCTGGTTCTGGAATGTTATGGGGGTATGCTTTGTGGGGTTATGCTACTTGGGGTGCTGCAAACCCTGGTTCTCAGGTTGTTAATGGTCGTAGTATTGGACTTGCTAAGTCTGTACAATTAGAGTTTGTTGGTTCTCCAGCACAAAAGTGGGGCGTCAATAGTTTCACGTTAAAGTATAATCCTAGAAAGGTTAAAGCATAAT